AGGATGGCGGACGAACCACGCGGTCGCTCTGTGGCGCTGTGGCCAGTGTGATGCACCACGATAACGGTGCAATTAAACTCGGCGCGGATCTCGGCGTTAATTGAGCGCAGATAGGCGCTGATATCTGAAGCACTGTTCTCGTCTCCGCTAAAACTAGCGGCCAGCGTATCCACCACCACGAGGCTAGGCGCGATGGGCATACGCGCAATGGAGCGCTTAAGCCGTGCAATCTGGTCCTTGGCAGTCAGCAGCAGAGGAATCGAACAGACCCTGAAATTGTCAACTAAATTGACTAATCCGTTCTGTTCATGCCATGCACGAACGCGGCGGTAGATACCTAAGCCGCCTTCGGATGCGACATAGACCACCGGCCCCGGCTTGGTCTTACGCAGACACCAATCAGCGCCTGAAGCTATGTGCATGGCCGCATCAATGGCTATGAAGGATTTGAACGTACCAGACGCACCAAATATCATGCCCATGCTGTCAGCCGGCACTAGATCGTCAACCACCCAGCGGATGTCCTGGGCGCGGTCGCGCAGCTCTGCCAAGCTCTCCAAGCAATCGTCATCTTCTTCGTTGATCGGCAGCTCAGGCTCTGGCGCGAACTTCTCAGCGCTGCCAACCATCCGAATCAGATCAGCACCGAATCGTTCTCTCCACCGCTCTTGCTCTGGTCCGGGCGGTGGCTTGATAGCCTCGCCAATCTCGCGCAGGTGGTTAACCACCGCACCAGGATGAGCGCCGGCAGCGATCAGACTGCTTGAAATACGCAGCAATGGGTCGTGATAGCTGCGGTCTGCCGGCTCTGGATTAATCAGAGCGGCATAGTTGTTTATACCCGCGCTCTGGGTCGTTTTAAGCCGCTCTGGGGCCGGTCTAATGGCCTGCTGACGTATGGTGTTCAGGTCTAATCCAAACGCGCCTACAGCCTCGCCTAGCGAGTATACGACAGACAGATCAGAGTGTTCTAAACGACCGGCAAACGGTGCGTCCAAGCGCTTCTTTGTGTTGGTGCCGACCGGCAAGCGAGCATAGCGAACAGGGTTGTTGCCGCTAGCATCTGCATTGACGATGCCTTCAGCCCGCAGCGATTGCAGCACGGCATCGACTAGGTTGCGGTCGTGGGTGTCTGGGTCATCCTGGTCTAAAACTAGCCCGACCTGGAAGTTTCCGGGCGATGTTTCTATGGCGTAGCTGTAATAGCCAACATCCACCGGATCGACATCATCGGCCAGCAAAACAGCCAGGCGCTCAAACAAATCCTTGGATCGGCGCGGGTCTGCCGGCGACCGCATAACCCCGACGCAATAGAAGTTATTGTGGCTAGGCTCATTATCTATGAGCGTTGAGCCAGACCACGGCGCACCGGACCACGCAGAAGGACCAGCCTCATTCGGGTCAGCCCGAAACGAAGCGGTCCAGCCATAACCTCCCTGCATCGCGCCATACACTGCGCGAAGGAATTCACTGTTTTGCATTGTTGCCTCGACTGCCGGCGTCAGCCGAGCAGATCGTCAAGGGTGAGAGCAATTTTATGTGCAACGGCAAAGTCTAGGATCGTCTCCCAATGTCGCTGCGGAACACGGCCATCAGTCCCGCCTTCTGGGCGGGTGACTAGCCATCTTGAAACTGCGCTTGGGGTTGCGTTTATGATTTTGGCTGTGGCTGTAACGCCGCCTAAGCGGCCAACAATGTTCCGTGCCGGTTCGCACCGGCCTTTAATCATAGCCATGCAAAGTGCCTTTCAGGTCCGACGCAAGGCAAACACCAAAGCCAGTGATTTGCAATACGCAATATTCTAAAAAAACATATTGCATGAATCTCACATCTGGGACTAGGGTCCGTCTCCCTACAAGGAGAAGCCAAAATGAAAAACACTGAAGCCCAATTAGAAGCCCTAAGCCTAGCCTGGATTGAAGCCAAAACGGAAGAACGCAATGCCAATGCCAAGCGCATAGGCGTTGAGGAAAAGATCATTGAGATCCTTGGCAGCAAGGAAGAAGGCCGCGAGACGGTCACGCTAGACAACGGCACCCAGATCGTTGTCATCGGCAAGATGGTCTACAAAGCTGACGATCTCGACAGCATCATAGAAGTTACCCACGGATTGCAGGACCAGTTCAAGCCCTACAAGACCGAGACGAAGCTGGACGAATCCAAGATCAAAAAGATTCGCACCTTTCAGCCTGCGCTGTGGCGTCAGCTAGCGCTCTACATTACCGCACGCCCCGCCAAGACCGGTGTGGTCGTCACCTTGCCAGGAGATGAATACGATGGCGTTTGACCTTAAAAGCATTCGCAAGAATGAAGCCATCTCTGCGCCACGGCTTATGCTTTACGGCGTCGAAGGTATCGGCAAGTCCACGTTTGCCGCTGGCGCACCTGATCCAATCTTCATCCTCACCGAGGACGGGCTTGGATCGTTGAAGTGCAAACACTTCCCGCTGGCTACATCGTTTGACGATGTGATCGAGGCAATCGGCACGCTTTATAGTGAGAAACACAGCTTTCAGACCGTAGTGATAGACAGCCTCGATTGGCTGGAAGCTATCATCTGGCGTGAGATTGAGGAAAAGTATGACGCCAAAGACCTTGCCTATGGCAAGGGCGCTATCATCGCGTCCGACCGCTGGCGGGAGATCCTAGAAGGTCTGAACGCCCTGCGTAACGACCGCAGCATGGCTGTCATCCTGCTTGCTCACACAACGATCAAGCGTTTCGACAGCCCAGAAGTCGAACCCTACGACCGGTATCAACCCAAGCTCCAAGAGCGCAGCAATGCGGTCATCAGGGAATGGGCGGATGCGGTGCTGTTCGCCAACTTTAAGACCATCGTCAAGAAGGACGACGTTGGGTTTAACAAGACCAGCAATCGCGGCATCTCTAATGGCGAACGGATGCTCTTTTGCAATGAGAGGCCAGCCTACATGGCCAAGAACCGCTACAGCCTACCCGACAGCATAGGGCTGTCGTGGAATGAATTTGCAGAAGCCATTAACTAAGGAACAAGACAATGCCCGCATGGGATTTTGACGCTACCAGCTACGACGAACCCGTTACCAAGAGCAGCTTTGATCCGTTGCCCCCAGGTGACTACACCGCCATCGTCGCGGAAAGCGATATGAAGGACACCAAGGCCGGTACGGGTAAGTACATTGAACTGTCCATCCACATCGTCGAGGGCCAATATGAAGGCCGTCGCCTTTGGGAACGACTGAATGTCTATAACCCGTCAGAGCAAGCCGAGCGCATTGCTCGCTCGCAGCTTAACAACCTGTCTAATGCGGTTGGAAAGCCTGGTGCGACCGACACGGAAAGCCTGCACGACATTCCGTTTATTATCTCGCTTGACATCGACCGGCGTGATCCCACCCGTAATAAGGTCATGGGCTATTCACCGGCTGGTAAGGCTCGCGCTGCGGTTCCTAAAGCGGCACCTGTAGCTGTTACCTCTGGCAAGAAAGCCTGGGAAAAGTGATGGCAACGATGCCCGATACAACCGCCGGGAAGATTACAGCTTGGCATGAGGCTAAGACAGAGACTCACCGTGAGCATCTGGGAGCCTCGCTGATCGGGCATCATTGCGACCGCTATCTATGGCTGACCTTCCGCTGGGCTAGTACGCCCCAGTTCAGCGGAAGGCTGCGCCGGCTGTTTGACACCGGCAAGCGCGAGGAGCCGCGCATTTATGAGGAGCTGCGTGCCATTGGCGTAGAGCTTCACATTGACGAAGACGGCAAGCAAATAGAGTGCCGCGACCAGACAGGTCATTTTGGCGGGTCCGTGGACGGCATTGGCAAGGGCTTTGTTGAAGGCCCTAACACCTGGGCTGTGCTGGAGATTAAGACTTCTAACGACAAGGCGTTTAACGACCTACGCAACCAAGGTGTCAAGAAGGGCAAGCCGCAGCACTATGCCCAGATGCAGACCTACATGGGCCTAATGAAGCTAGACCGCGCCATGTACATCTGCGTCAATAAGAACACGGATGACCTGCACTCTGAGTGGGTTGCCTACGACGAAAAAGAATTTATGGGCATTACGGTGCGGTCAAGCATGATCGTGCTGTCGTCCACGCCCAAGCCTCGCATCAGCGAAGACCCTGCAAACTGGCAGTGCAAGATGTGTGATATGCACGCTATATGCCACCAGGAGAAGGTGTCGGAGTTTAACTGCCGCACCTGCGTCAACGCTACGGCGGTAGAAGGCGGTAAGTGGGTATGCGAGATGCAGAAGAAGCAGCTAGGCCCAGAGGAGCAGCGCAGGGGCTGTGCCGCGCATATGTTTATCCCTGACCTAGTGCCGGCGGCTGAACCGATTGACGCCAGCGACACGCACATTGAGTACAAGGATAAACGTAGCGGCAAGACGTTTAAGAACGGCGGCTTTGCCGTAACCAGCCGCAACTTTGAAGCCGACAGAGCTAAAGCCCTTGGCGTAAGCGCTAAAGTGCCGTTTAGCGATGAGATTCCGTTTTGAAAATTAAGCTAGACCCCAGCGAAATGATGTTTGCCGTCATGGGTGGTGCCATGAGGCGCATTCAGGCGTTGCAGCGCGGTCGAGTTGATAAATACGGAACGGTTCAGTACCCGTGGCAAGCTGACATTGAAGGCGCGATGGCTGAAATGGCCGTGGCAAAAGCCTTTGGTATTTTTTGGTCAAGCGACGTTGGCAACATTTATGCGATTGACGTTGGCCCTTATCAAGTCAGATCCACGCCATACGAAAGCGGGCATTTGGTTATAAATAAGCCCGACAAGGACGAGCATATTTTCATTCTCGTTATAGGCCGGGATGGCGAATATGATTTACGCGGTTACGCTATGGCTGGTGATGTGAAGCGTGAAGAATTCTGGACATCAAAGAGCATAGGAAGATTCGCATATTTTGTTCCCCAAGAAGTTTTACGACCTGTCGAAGAATTAATGGAGAAGCCAGATGTCCCGCAATTACCTTAACAGCGAAGCTTTCCGCAATTACGACGCTAGCTTCAATGGCCGCGATTGGACTGAATCAGCCAATACGCATGAAGACAAAACCGAACTTGCGGCAGATCACACAACAAAAGAATTAATTAAAAAATTAAATCGAGCAAGAAAAAACGCAACAGAATTATACAAAACTATATCTGATAAAGATCAAGAAATACTGGATCTTAAAGACGAACTTCGCGTTTTAAGGGTTTTTTTGGAAAGGACTTAGCTTTATGACCGGACGCATGGCACGCAACAAAGGCGCACGCGGCGAGAACGAGCTTGCCGCAATGTTGAGCGATGAGCTGGGTACGGTGGTCAAGCGCAAGTTAGGCCAAGCCAGGGACGGCGCTGATGACATTGAGATTGGGAAGTTTCGTATTGAGGTTAAGCGCCGCGAGACGCTAGCCATTATGCAGTGGTGCCGGCAGATTGAAGCCTGCACGCCAAAGGATCAGATCCCGCTAGTTGTATTCCGCCAGAACGGCCAAGAGTGGCGCGTTGTGATGCGTATGAAGGATCTGATCCCCATGATTCGTGAAGAACTTGCAGGCTCTTAAAATTCTTGATCTCTTTAGCGGCATTGGTGGCTTTAGCCTTGGGCTAGAACGCACTGGTGGCTTTGAGACTGTAGCGTTCTGCGAGATTGAACCGTTCCCCCGCGCTGTGCTGAAGGAGCATTGGCCTGATGTCCCGTGTTACGAAGACGTTAGAACCCTCACCGCAGATCAACTCCGATCAGATGGCATTTCCGTGGATGTCATTTGCGGAGGATTCCCCTGCCAAGACATCTCATACGCAGGGGGGGGGGCAGGCTTGGAAGGCGCGAGATCAGGACTATGGAGCGAAATCGCCCGCCTGGTTAGCGAGCTACGACCGCAATACGTCATCGTGGAAAATGTCTCAGCACTCCTTAGTCGAGGGCTTGGACGAGTTCTTGGAGACTTGGCCCAGATCGGGTACGACGCGGAATGGCATTGCATACCAGCTTCCGCCGTTGGCGCTCCGCACAGACGGGATAGAATCTGGATCGTGGCCTACCCCGCGAGCAAGCAGTGCGATGGCAACAAATTTCACACAGAACACACTAATCAGGACACGAGGAAACTTAGAAGAAGCAGTAGCGCAACGGATGTGGCCGACGCCAAGAGCCTCACCAAACGAGAACAGACAGACGAAACTGACGCCAAGCCAGAAGGCGGGGAAGCACGGAATCAATTTGGCGGCGGCGGTTCACCTGTGGCCGACGCCGGTATCAAGGATGTGGAAGGATTCGGGCTGTCCAAGCGAATTCAACAGGAACGAAATACCGTTGGCAGCTTTGGTTGGTGGCGCACTGAACCCGACGTGGGTCGAGTGGCTAATGGGGTTCCCTTTAGGGTGGACCGTCTCAAAGGTCTGGGAAATGCGGTCGTCCCGCAAATCCCAGAAATCATTGGTAGAGCAATCTTAGCTAGTGCATACCGTTCCGAAGCGCCGCGCTCAGAATAGCCGGCACAACAAGCTGGGCAACCTGGAACGCATTCAGGTCGCCCAGAGCATAGCTAGCAAAAGCGCCAATGACCGTTAGCGCAGCGGCGACGTAAGTTTTCTTACCCTTAAGAATTCCAAACATAGCGTTCTCCTTACGAGAGGTTGACGAGTTTGTAATGTGTAACGCTGTAAAGCTGCATGAGGTCGTCAATCAGGTTTTCAATCATCGTGTTCTTTTTGCAAATCTGATCACGGTGTTTGGCAATCCAAGTTAGCTCCTCACGAACTTTGTCCGTGATGCCGCCCTTAGTTACGACCGTAATGCGGACCTCACCGATAAGGCCATAGTACCCTTGGTATGCCTCAACAATGGCGTCAATCTTATCAATCACGCCGTCATAGAACTTACCCAGCGCCTTGTGTTCGCTATAAGACTGCGAAGCCCAGTGAGCCAAATGCGCGGCATTGCGGATAGCAAAGACGCGAGAAATGAGTTCTTCAATCATGGATGCAGTCCCTGTTTATACGTCATTCTTCCATTAGACATCGTAGCCGTCAAAGATTGTTTGCGATTGCCAGACGGCAGGTAGCTAACATGAACCCAGCCAGAACTAGGAACGCCAGTTTTGTAGCATTCCAGAATCAACTGATCATAGTCGCAGTTCTTTTCAATCCATTTAGCCAAGTCGCTATTGGCAACGCCGGGGATTTCAATGTCAGCGGCTTGGCCCCGGCAATGCTGAGATGTAGCCGCTCCGCCCACAGCCTTGTTCAAGGCCACGCCACGGAAGCCGCTATTAACATGAACCGGCCCCAGGTTCTCCCGCACGACTTCTAGAACGTCGTTGCAAAGCAATTTGAGGCTTTCTAGCTGCTGCGGGTCAGGTGCGTTGTCTATGCCAAGCCGGTCGCCAGTTTGCGACTTGGTAAACTCTTCTAGGATAAAATGTTTGCTAAGATTCATTTTGCTTCATCGCTCTGCCACCAAGGACGCCCACAAAAGCGCCGACAATGGTCTGGAACGCCGGTCCAAGGATTTTGAAAATCTCGTCGTTGTTCACTTTGCTGTCAAACAGACCGGCGAGGAACACGAAGATGACGGCGGTCATGGTCATAGACAGCGTACCCATGACGATCATCAAGATGATGGTGTTGAGCTTCTCGTTCATTTGGCCGCAACGCCCCAGGCAATTGCCCCTAAAGCCACTATCAAAGACCCAGCGAACGTAAACAAGATTGCTTCAATGCGCTTAAGCTGGGCATTGATCCCGCTATAGCGTTCAGCGCAAACCGCTTCATGGACTGATAAGCGCTGGTCCACTTCATTAAGTTCCGACATTAAACACCGTTATTGGAATAGTTGGCTTAAACGACATTACAGATTACCCGTATTTGTTGAAGGGTAGGCTCGGTCCGGACCCCAGATAATCCGAACAGCGCCATTGCCGCCGGTGTTGGGCGCTCCGCTGTCACCTCCAGCACCAGCTCCGCCGCCGTAGAGTTTACCAACACCATCCGAACCTGCACCACCAGGGGAACCATTAACGCCGTTCCCACCCCCGCTTCCACCGGAACCCGAAGATGTCGGCCCCAAAAGTCCGACACCACCGCCAAGACCGCCGGCGGCACCATCCCCACCACCACCAGCGCCCCCACCAGAACCGCCAGAACCAGCACTGCCAGAGACACCCGAACCTCCGGAGTTGTTCCCCCCGTTTCCTCCAGCGCCCCCAGCACCAGAATAACCAGCAGTGCCGCCACCGCCACCACCACCACCACCAGATTCAACATAATTGCCGCCCGCGCCGCCATTAGCACCGCCCACGTCTCCGCCGATTGTTGTGCCTGTGCCGCCAGCGCCCCCTGTGTCGCCAACCCACTGACCGCCACCAGCTAACAGTATGCTTCCAAAGGAAGAATCGCCCCCACTGGTAGGTGAGCTTCCAATTGCACCGGCAGCCCCAACTACGACAGTATAGGTATTATTTGGAGCGACAGGATAATAAGTGTAGTAACGTAATCCGCCACCGCCCCCGCCGCCGCCGCCTGCGCCGCCGACGCCGGCACTAGCTCCCCCGCCACCGCCTACAGCCAATATTGAAATTGAGGTTATGCCCGAAGGAACGGTAAACGTATATGTACCAGGCGTGTCATAGAGTTGAGCGCCGCTGCCTCCACCCGCACCCACACCAAAACCACGAACCGATGCTGCTGAAAATGTGCTTTGAATAGGCATCAAACAAACTGCGACAAAGAAGCGATAACGGTAAAAGTTGCAGAACCCGTTTTAATGACGGTGTAGGTATACGAATTGATGCTGTTAACGCTACCCGCATTTGGCGCAGCCCCAAACCATTTTGTAGTCACACCGGTTGTTGTGCCGTCCACTTGAACCACATTGTTGTAATAAGCGGTGGACCCTTGGGTAACGAGGAATGCAACCGTAACACACTCACCCGTAGACATAGCTGTGTTGAGCGACGTACCAGAAGAAGCACGCAGATTGACCGTCCAGTTAGCCGTTGCATTAGACGTATAATAAATTACGCTCTGGGTGGTAATGTCGTAGTTGATCGTGCCGGTTGCGGCAGTGGCAGAAATCGTGACTTTCTCTAAGGCGTTGAGGAGCTTTGCAGCCATAACGCTGGTTGAGCCGTTAAAGGTCTGCTTGGCTGTAAAAGTGGTTGCAACGCTAGGCGAAACATAATCCGTGCCGGCAGTTCCTGCTGTAATTACAGAGCTAGAGCCGTTGCCAATTAGAACACCGCTTAAAGAGCCTACGATGAGTGTGGAGACAAGCGCTGGCTGGTTGTAGGTCAAGGCATCACCAGAAACCGTGGGAGCGCCTAAGCCCGTTACTTTAAAGCCGTTCAGCGGTATGTTGCCCGTGACGACCGTCTGGCCGTCCTTGGTGATCGCCGTGCTAAGGCCCGTGGCAAGGTCCGCCGTCAGCGCGTTAAACGCCGTGGACGTAATGGTCGTGCCAGTGACAACGGGCTGACCCGCTGTGTTGATTAAGAACGTGCCGGTTCCGTTGAAGCTCATTGCGTTTGACCTTGTTGGTTAGCTAAATATGCCGCCATTGCGCCCGCTTGTCCTGCTTTAGGATTAACGCGAGCGACAGGCGCTCCACGCCTAACTGTTTTTGACGCCTCAAGCGCCCTAGCAAGGGTAAGAGGCGTAGATACAACTTTAGCTGCTGTACCCACTGCTGGAACAGCTAAAGCAAGTTTTGGACCTAAGCCATAAACACCACCAGAAACGACAGCGTTGCCAATAATAGATGCTAAACTTGTAGGGGCAAATTTACCAATTATGGAAAGAGCATCCGGCACAAGACCACCCTTAGCAACTTTTTTAATTGCCGCTTGTTCCTCTGGAGTAAACTGACCCATTCTTTTTTCGTCGTTAGACAGTTTGTTAAACCTAGCTCTAAGAGCATCATCAAGCTTAACATTCATTGGTCCGGCGCTGGCTTTTGCCTTTTCAATTTCTTTCTCAATCATTCCTGATTTAGCTTGCTTAGCCCAAAGCCGCTGCCCTTCTTTTAACAAAGAAGCGGCTTTTCCAGTTGTTCCAGAATTTAGGGTTTGAACAAAATCATCAATAGATCTTACAAGATCACCAGCAACTTTTTTGTCGGTATCAGATGCGGTAGATTTAATTTGAAAAGGTCTTGATGCGGTTCTACGCAAAAGATCAAGTTCATCAAAATCAATTGTACCGTTTTTACCTAAAATTAAATCAAGAGCTTCTTTAGATTGATCTGCCAATTTGTATTCAGTGCCGCTTTTTCTAAATTTTTCTCTTAAATCATTTTTAAATTTATCAAATCTTTGTTGAGAAACAACAACACCTTCTTGTTTCATTTGCTCATAAAGATTTCCAGCAGCGCTTCTATCTTGTGCAGTGGTTTGCAATCCTCTGTTAGCCATCGCTTTAGCGGTAGCGTTTTTAAGCCCAGCAGCACCGCCGGCAGTTGCCATACCAGTTAACGCAGCTACAAGCGGTGGAACATATTTTTCAGCGGGCGTTCCCTTGGTGAACCTTTGCGCTGCATCAGTTGCTAAACCTGGAATGATAACCTGAGCGCCGCGTGAAAGAATACCGCCTGGGCCTGTAAGGGCAGCGGGAGCAAAAGAACCTACCGTTTCGGCGGTTGTTCCTTGTTCAGTTTTTGGATCGCCAAAAAACTGTTGGGTTGAAGCTTGAGCTTTTTGAACTGACGGCATTGTAGACAAACCCAAAGTCCTTGGGGCTTGTCCGATAGCGGTTAAGTCGTTTTGTGACAAACCACGGCTACCTAACATCTGAGCAAGCCTAGACCCTAACGTAGCTGCGGATTGCATCCCGCGCCCCATTACGTCTTGCTGAAAGCCGCCAAGATCAGCCGCACCCATAACGCCAGAAATGGCACCCTTAAGGCCCATTTTAGCTACGTCTTGAGCTACATCAGCTTTTGATACGGGTGGGGGAATAGAAACCGTAGATGGACCCATCAATTCTTCAGCGGTTGGCAACGCATTAGAAGATTGTTGATCGGAGTCTTTTTGAACGTAGATTTGCACCCCCTTATTGGGTGTTTCACCTATAAGTTCATCTCCTGACATTAATTCTTCAGCGGTAGGTAGCTTGTCTGAACCGCCCATGATTTTTTGAACGTAATTTTTTGTTTCTGGAAAATTAGGAATTCCACCAGCTTTTTGTACAGCCCCTGGGCCAGCATTGTACGCGGCAAGAGCCAATTCTGGGCTTCCAAATCTATCAATTTGTTGTTTGAAATAAGTGGCACCGCCACGCAAATTTTGTTCCGGATCATTAATGTCTACGCCTAACTCGCGAGCCGTATCGGGCATAAGCTGAGCAAGGCCAGTAGCGCCTCTTTTAGATTTTGCATTTGGATTGAAGCTGCTTTCATTTTGAACAAGGCGCGTAAAAACAACCGGATCTACCCCGACTTCAGTGGCAACTTTTGAAGCTAAAGCTCTAAAGTCCATTAAAAAGCCTCAAAAACGTCAGCGTTTTTATTGTTTGTTCCGTCAACATTGTACGGATTAACAATTCCATACATTTTGCCGTCCTTTTTTACCATCAAAACAGCCGGTTTTCCGTTAGAAAGTTTGAATGATTGAAACATTGGATCTTGAAAAATAGATCTTTTTGATTCTGGTGTTTTATTCCAAGCGACATCAATTTCACGCTTGCTGGGGCTGCCTGGATAATTTTGAGCAAAAGAGTTGTACGCGGCTTCTTTGTTTTTTGAAGCTGCTGTGGTTGAAAAATTAATAAGCGATACATCTTTAGGCGTAGTTACGCCTGGGAACCCGCGATCAACAATTTTAAAATCAGTATTAGACGGGTTTGTGCCAAGCTGTTTAACCATTGGCAAAACATACTGCGTTCTTAAGATTTTAAATCCTTCACCGCTTTGAACCAATTTTTCAATGTTTGGAGGATTAATTCCTAAGCTACGAAGAACGCCGGCAACTTGAATGGACGCTCCGGTAAATTTGTTCGGATCTAAATCTCTTACGAATCCAATTGCCTGTTTCATTTGATTAACAGTTTGATTGGCAGATTGAATGTTTGCGGCTGCATCGTTAATTAACTTAGCGCCAGCGGTATAATCAATCTTTTGCGCTTCAATTTGTCCTGGGTTTTGCCCAACACCGAAACCAGTGGGTGCGGTTCCAGCGCCTCCCTGTCCAGTAGGACCAGCGGGTTGACCTCCAAATTGCGCCACGGCTTGAGCGCGTGTCATTTGGGTTGGAACACCGTTTACGTTAATCGTAACAATTTCTTTTGCGGCTTTTGCTCCTTCAGTTGCAGTTGTTCTTGCGCTTTCAACGTCTGCAATAGATTGAACGCGACCAGCAAGATTTCTTACTCCCGCTATTTTTCCATTTTGATCGTAAAGGGGTTCTTGGCCTTCACCAAAATCTGGAACAAACATTCCAGCATTTGCTTGGTTTTCCGTATCAACCATCATGCCGTTGACATTAGTCAGTTTTGGTTTTGTAGCGGTGTAAGCGCTTACTAAATCAGTCGTATCAAGACCGGCACTTTGCGCTCCAACAATAGCCCGCAAAATATTTTCCCGATTAGAAGCCGGATTAACCACATCAGCGGGTTTTGGTCTTTGAGGTGAAAGATCGTTTAAGGGTGCTGGAGCGCCCATAGGGGATGGCGCGGCGACGGGGGGAGGCGCAACCATTGGATTTGGCGGGGGTGCGGCAACTGGAATGTCAGTTGGCGCTGGTGAAACTGTTGCAGCTAACGCCTTAGCAAGCGGAACTGAGGCTGCACCGTTTGTAGCAGTAGGTGCCGAAGGCTCACCGCCGCCCATAGAGGTAATAAGTTTATTCAATGCAGTGTTTTGTTCTGCTTTTTTTGCGCTTACATAAGATTGAGTAAGCTCATCAGCCTTCTTCCCCTGATACCCAGCCGCATATCCCTGCAAAGCTTTAGCCAGCACAGCCGTCCACGGGATAGCCGCTTGAATGCCCTTGTACGATTGAATGTCAATCGGGGCATCGGCTTGCTCTTGCAAGGATTCAGCCAGCTTTTGCCGGCGTTGGGCAGCAGCTAGTTGGGCATCGTAATTTGTAAGGCTGACGTTGGGCATCACAAAGCTCCGTAATCGACCATCAGATAACCGCTGGAATGTTGGGCAACGGCTTCAGGCTTAACCGTAAGAACTTCCTGCGCCATAACGCCATGTTCACGGCGGTCAAAAATGTCGTATTCATAAATGCCAATGCCAAGCGGGTGTTCACCAACCTTAACAATGTTTGACTTAAGACGAATGTCGCTCATTCCATACCCAGGAATAAACTTGGCACCAGTTGCCGCAACCTGACCCAAGGCCGCTGTCTGAGCATTTTTAGCAGCCATCTGTTGACCATATATATCCATAGCTTGCTGACCACCCGCTTGAGCGCCTTGGAACACAGGTGCAGCCGCCACGTTAGAGCCGGTATAGCCTTGGAACTGCGGGTTCTGAATCTGCGACCCAGACATAAGAGCCGAGATTTCATTAAGCGGCTGGTTACGCAATTGCAATTGCTGCGCCAAAGCTTGCTGTGCAGCCGTATTGCCGAATTGAGCGCCTTGTAGGTCTTGGTTGTAACCCTGGTTTTGCGCTTGGTTGTAAAGGCCAGCAGCAGCTTGGCCTTGGCCAAAGTTTTGCCCAATAGATTGATTTTGCATTCCTTGAGCCGCTTGCGCTTGAGCAAAATTCTGCCCAATGGCTGCATTTTGCAATTGTTGCGCTGCTTGCCCCTGACCAAAGTTTTGACCAATGGAGGCATTAGTCAATCCTCTGGCCGCAAGACCGCTGCTAAAATCTTGACCAAGCCCTTGATTGTAAAGCCCCGCTTGAGATAATTGCTGTCCAAAACCCTGTTGGTTAGCCGCTGTGTCTAGGTTAATGCCCTGCAAAGCCGCCTGGGTGTACAGGTCATTGGCTTGCTGCCCCTGAGTACGCATGGCGTTATTATAAGCTTCACTGCCTGGCGTAATGCCTTGGTTGGCAAGCTGTTGGTTTAGCGCCGCTTGTTCTTGCTGAATCTGCGGTTGAAGGCGAGACAAGATTGCCGCTTGACCTGTCATGCCAGCATTAACCGGCATTTTGGCTATGCCGGATAAGTCAAGCGATCTTTGGGCCACTCCATATTTAGCAGCGTCTATCCCCTCTGCTAAACCATACGCGTCAGCAGCGGGACCACCGCCGGCCAAGCCAAATGCATCACCAGCGGGACCACCACCCGCCATGCCGTACATTCCAGCGGAAGGACCATAATCAATGGCCCTTTGCGGACCCAATGACGTTTTAATGTCAGGGCCGCTATATTTAAATGGGGTGCTAAGGACATTAGACGCGGTTGTAGCGCCCTGTTGCCCAAGATTGGCTAGGGAAAGCTGAACTTGTTGCTGGGCTTCAAGAGCCTTTTGTGCCGCAGGTGTTAGGGTCTGCGTGACCGTTGCCTGTGGCATATCTGGATTAGTGGTCGTATCAAACGTAACGGTTTGATTGCCATACGGACTGATAACGTTTGGATTGCTAAGACCAGCACTTTGCAACCCAGACTTCAGGTTAGCAGCACCTTGGTCTGCCGCTGCCTGGGTGTAGTTAACTGGCGTTGGCGCTGACGGCGTACTTTTTCCCATAACGACCTTCCAAGAACCTGCAATCTGATTTCTTAAGCGTATACAACACTATATCACCGTCTGGATGACAATCTGTAAGTGTGGCTTCAGGAACAAAGCCCATCTTCGTGACGAGCCGCACACTTTTCAAATTACCAACTTGAACTGGTGCTATTGCCTTGTGGGCATTGCAGGTATTGAAGGGATAATCACACATCGCACCCATAAAAGCCGGGGTTAACCGGCCTATCGCTGCCATATGAACTACCCAGGATCTACCATTCCAGTTTTCATAAATTACACCAGCTATAATCTTATCGTCTTTTAACAGCCCTATTGCGACTGATTTCTCAGCAAAAAAAGAACTGCCTAGTTGATCTGCTACCCAATAGCCTATCTCAGGCCCGTTTTCTATATGCCAGCCCATCCGGTTTGATACACCAAATCTGTTGCCGCCCATTCAACCTGAAGCAATGAGCTAGCGGTTTTAACCTGAAGACCGATACAATATCCTATACCAGTTATGCCAAGGTAGTTGTTCGTAATGTCTAGGTCACTGCCCCACAAGGCCGTATCCCAAACTCCCGTATCCCAAACGCCATAAACCGAAGCTGTATAGGTCAACGGGGCGGAATTGTTTAGGATGTTAAAATCGATGTTAGCACCAACAAAAATGCCAGGTTGGCCGTTGGTAAAAATGTTGGGCCTGGCGCGGGTAAAGTACTTTTTGACGCCCCGCGATCCCATGTAATTAAACGCTTGGATCGTGTTGGTAACGATGTTGGCCCCGTCATCGGCGTAGGTACTGTCCCACGCCTTAGCCACATAGCCATTGCCGCCAAAATAAAGATTTTCGCCGTAGATGTCCCAGCAGTTAGCGTTCCAACCCGTAAAGTTGCACCACGACTTTGTAATGGTGTTCATAACGTATTGCTGCTGCTGACCAACAGCCACAGGCACGTTAACCATTATGGCATTGTTTTTAGCGGAATAAACCAATTGCCAGCCTACAGATGCGCTGCCGTAGGTTGATGTAGCAGCAGCAATTGCGCCCTGAATCTTATCAGACAAAGCCACGCGAGAATCTAAGCGGTCGCTTTGCATGGCTTGGGACATAGGCAGCAAGCCGTCATAGGTAAGCAAAAGAAGGTCGCCACCGTATTTAATCATGGAGCGGCTTCCAATAGGTGAGCCAAATTTCCAAATACCCGTCAGCGCCCATGTAGAGGCGCTAGCGGGGTCTGTGCCACGATAAACTATAACCTCGCCGTTGCTGGTGACGAACGCCAGCATATCATCAATGCCAAAACCACCGTCTATGGTCCATGTGCTAAAATCAACCAGCTTGCCGCCGTACCTACAGACAGAACTTAGATCTAGAAATTGAGCCGCACCGCCAACTGAGGATGTCGGCAGATACCAAGCCTTCAGTGTGTCTTTTTCAATGAACCAAATGCGGTTTTTAAACAGCAGCACATTGATTAGGTTAGTTGTTGTGACGCCTGTGATGGCCGGCGTAGATATGCCCGTAATTTCGGTCCAAGTGCTGCCGTCATAAAGCAAAGGCTCATTAACGCCGTTGGTGGCATATAAAAAACTGCCGCCAGAAGTCGTGATGTTGGTGTATTCCCATTTGCCGTTTCCAAGGCTTGATAGGACCGGAGCGCCAACAGCACCGCTAGCCGTTACGTTATAAAGCTTGCTTGTTTCGGTGACGGCAAACATTTTATCTGTAGTGCCGCTGGAATAAACAAACAGGCTTTGAACTTGGCCGTCTAGGCCCGTAGCCCATTTTGAATAGCCGCCGCGCAAAGTGACATTGGAAACAGTTGGAAACATATTTTCCAACGTGACCGCATCCATAGGGTCCATGTTGGCATAGCTATCCCTAGCGTTCCAACCACCAAGAGGTGCCGGTAGAGATTGAACCTGAGCAGTGTTTCCTTGAACCAAAGAGCGCGTATTAACTGCCATAGCCGCTATCCGGGATGTTGTCGTAGCCAATTAGGATGTTGCCTGGACGCGGGGCAAACGACAGGTTTGCCGCAGAGGTATCCTGCGCTACCGACGTATCAAATTCGGTCAGATAATCACGATACAAAGCCGTGGTATCAAAACCCTTGGCTTGGAAATATTTCAGCTTTGTCATAAGGACCATAACGCGGTCAGGGTAAATGCAGGTGTCAGTGTCAACAGTCATGCTGTTTTTCACTGCGTTAGCGGAGGATCTAGCCCACCCCTTGCTGCGGTATTCAAAGCCAAGATATTCAGCGCTGGAAAGGCCAGGCCAAATTTGGAAATAGCTGCCTAGCAAGCGCCAACGGATACGCGGGCCGGTGGATATGTAACCGCTGAGAAGCCATTCCCATTGCTGGGCATTCTCTGGGCCAAGCATTTCCCAGTGCTTGCTCTTGTCCCACTGGGTACGCGGCACAATGCTATCATAGTCGCTAGGCAGGTCGTATTTGACCTTCTGGAAATAGATTGTGCCGGCGGTCACGGCGCTGGCTGAATAGGTTGAGACTGTGACCTGCGTACTGGAATCTACGCTGGTGATAAACGTGGCATTGGGAAATCCTGTACCAACGACCATGTATGTAGTGTCCAAGCCGGCAGTGGACGGGATGCCGGTGATGGTAAGCGTGGTGGTCGTGTAAGTTCCCGTCGTGGTCGTATATTCCGTAAAGAAGCTGTACGGTATGGTAAGTTCTCGCCAATCAGCTTTCCGCAGCAATTCGTAACCGCTGGCGTTCATGAGCGCCAGGATCTGAATTACGTCTTGGTTGGCATTCCCAGCTACGAAAGTGGGAGTAGGAACGCCTAGCTCATTCGTGACTTGCGTCACTAATTGCAGCATCGTGCTGGACATCTATAACTTCTTTCCTTGGCCGTCCCGGCCTACGCTCATCCATAAGCTGAGACATTTTAGCTTTTAGCTCATCAAGCTCTTTTCGCGTATTGGAAAGTTCGTCCGAAAAAGCAGAACTGTTTTTGCGGTTAAGATATAACTTAGCCCGCTCACGGAGCGCTTGAGCGCCCATGCCAACCTTTTGAAGCTGCGAATCTGAAGCCGTTGCAACCTGTTCAACGGTGCGAAACTTCAGAATTTGCAGTTCAGCCATTTGGTAGTCGTTCAGTTCTTCAGAAGCGTCCTCATGCCAAGTTTCCAACGGGGTGCCGAGTTCCGGTCCCTCATTGTTACGCATTTGGTAGTAAAGCCATTGACGCGAAAAACGAGCCTTGTGGTGTTCCCTGACGGGCTGCTCGATTATGTTAGTCTTGTCTCCGGGTGCCATAATTCGCACAAACGGTTGTCCCTTGTAGGGGGCCTTATCAAATTCATAAAATTCAACATGAAGTTGTGCGTCTGCACCAGAAACATCACTATCAAGAGGCATGGGTGGTCCCTTTTTAGGCGGTCAAAACGGAAGCCCAGGTAGTCGCGCTGGGCGCAAAGAGGAGAACGGTTTTAGCAGTAGCAAGGCTAAGGGTGGATGCGCCGGCATTGATGGTTGAGCCGGACTTTGGGTAGATGGTGATGGTTTGACCGCTGTCATTGCGGATACCAACCATAGCGCCGGCTTC